CTTGTGCTTGAATATCTGTTCCACCTGTGAAAGATAAACCAACATCACGACCGGTAATTACGACTGTTGCCATGATTTCTCCTTATATTGTTTGCGTGTAGTAGGTAGATACTCGAACATCTGCGATTAGCAGCGTTGATGCACCAACTTGAGTAACTGTCGGTCTTTCAACCGAGCTGACAATGTATCCAACTGGAATAACTGCCAGAACACTTATGATTAATTGCTCGATATTGTCGAGCGATGCTGGATTGCTGTTATAGGCAACCGCAACTGAAATCGTCATATTTATTTTAGCCCGAACATTTGTTTTGCTTATTGTTTCAAATTCTAAATAGGGCGAATCTGGCACAACCACAACAGCTGGTGGAATGACTGTTTCTGGAACAAATGAATAAACATTTCCAGCCACTCCTGCTAAAGCAGTTGCTAAAGGTGTTCGGATTTGTTCAAGAATTGTTTGGTTAGGCATTTAGAGAGCCATGCTTTCGGTGTCAATATATGAACCCAGCAAACCAACGCATTTATTAAAAAGTGATCGACCCATTCTAAATGGTGTCGCTGTAAAATCTACTCCTTCGATTTGTCCTCCGCCGGCAAGTCTGGCTTGGAAAACTTCGACTGAAACTGTATAGACGGCTGATTGAACAGCTGCATTTCCAACATAAGTTGATCCGCCAGAAAGGGCAGCAACTCCGGATGGGATGACATTAGCCTCGAGTATGTCGGCATTAGTGATCGATTGCGAAAAGGTATATTGTCCAAGATTATCTGCCAGCACAACTCTTGTTCCGTTGTAAGGGCTTCCGCATCCTGTGATGATGACTGTTTGTCCTTCGGTAAATTCATGAATTCCTAGTGTAGTGAAAGTGGCGACATTATCAGTCAGCGACACTTTTTCAATTGGGCTTTTGAATGTAACTAGCATTGGCAGAATAACTGTTTCTGCTGTGTCAATAATTTGGTTCAAGTAAGTATCATCATATAAAGCAGATGACACACCAAGCACAGATCTCAACTGTGAAGCTGTAATTATGGTTGGCATGTCATCTCCTTTTGATCTCCCTTAAGTGGATGCCTAGGATCGGGAGCAACCCTAGGCACTCAGTTAAATTACGCTACTGTTAAATAACGGAATGCAGTTGGGAATCGGTTGACTACGGCTACATAACCATAAAGACCGATTTCGATGCGTCCATTAGCAACCAAGTTAGCACGAAGTTCAATTGTGCCACTCTCATGGAATCGCATTGCTGCTGATGGATAAACTAATCCATACTTAGCACCTGCATCGTTGCCTGTGTAGTTAGGATCAACGACTAATGAAAGACCAGCAACTGTTCCAGCTGTTGAGCCTTGTGAAATTAATCCGCCAGCATTTTGTGGAGCTGCTGCTGCGAATAGTGGACGCTGTGATCCATCAACTGCGCCAAGCAATCCAGCGAAATCGATATCATTTTGTCCACCTGAAGGAGCAACCAATAGGCGGTTTGGTGTGAAACGCATAACGCCATAAGAATCTGCAATTCCATCAGCGATGGCTTTGTAGATAGATGATCCGGTTGAACCAATTGAGTTTTGTGCTGCAATGTTTGCTGCATAAGCATCTGTTTTTTGTGCATAGCTAGCAGCCAACTCTCTGACAAGGAGATCAGCAAAGCTAGGATCCGAGCGGTCAAAGAGCTCAACATTTACAACATTTGCGCCTGCAAACTTGACAATATTGTCCTCTTGGAAAGTTACAACTGTGTCAGTTGATGAAAACTCAACGCCCTCACCAGTTTGTGCAACAGTTGCCTGTGTTCCTAATTTAGGAGTAAAAATTTTCATTCCTGATGCTGGAAGTGGAGCACGTTCGATTGAATCGATGAATGGACGAGATGAATCAATCACTCCGATAACATCACGCAAATAATTTGGTGGAACCATTCCTGTGTTCTCAGAAACAGTTGCAATTTGTAATGCTGCTACTAAATCACGAGCATCTGTGTCGCCACTAAGTGCTTTGATTTGTGCGTTTAGATATTGTCCTGCTGTAACATTTAGATCAACTCTTGGCTTTGTGTATGCCATGTAGTTTGCTGTTACAACTGGAGCCTGTGTCGCTTCTACCGCTTCGGTTGCGATAGGAGCCTCAGAAGTAATTTCTGACACTATGTTCTCCTTTGTTGTGGTTTCCTCAGCGGTTGCTTCGGAATTCTCTGGTGTTTCACTAGCTGCTACCTCAGCAACTCGTGCGCTGTCGATTGCCGGATCAGTTACTAAACTAACCTCTTGCAAGGCACTTTTTTGAATGCGCAATACGCCTTCGACATTTTTCCATTCATTAATTTTCACGCCCACGCTAAAACCATCACGAAGTCCGGTGGCTGCTTCCTCAAGAGCATCATCTGCTCTGAATGTCTTGGCTAAACGAAAAGTTGCTTCCAAGCCTGTATCTGTGGCAGTTATATCGACTAACTTGCCCAACGGCTTTGTTGTTTGGTGCTCGAGTAATAATTTGACAGGCTTTGAGAAGTCAATGCTGTCTTTTTCAAAAACAGTTAATCCTGCGCTAGTCGAACCCTGCTCATCCCAAGTTACAATTTTTCCTGAGATCGTTCGCTTGTTTGTATCGGCTGCAGTTATTTCAATTGGGAAACTAATTTTCATCGAATTAGATCCTCCTCCTCTTGGATTTGCTCAACGCTCATTGCGCCGATGCGATTTAGGATTTCATAAACTTGCGCACGCTCTAATGCTGAGCCACGCAAGAAATCATCAATGTCAAATCGTGTTTCAATTCCGTTAGGACAAAAATCCGCAGCAGATAGGCGTTGTTCGATTGCAGTTAAGATTGGTCGAAGTGAAAAGTCAATCAATGCTTTTCTTTCTGCAACTGTGTTTGTGTAAGTCATTGAAGTAGTTTCAGCAGATACAAAACTTGCCGGAATCCCGCTTGCACGACTAATTTCCAAAGCCAAGTATTGTCTGGCTTCATTTAATTGTAATTTAGCCGGATCAAAACCCAATGCCTGTAATTCAACATCAGCATTCAAAAATGCAGTTGCTCTTGTCGATCTTGATATTCTCCAAGATTCTAAAAGTTTTGTAATTCGCTCTGGAGTAAGATTTGTGCCATTCGATTTAAGAACCATTTGTGGCATTGGCTCTCTTGCATACATTTCAGCAGCTTGTTCTAATGCAGCAGCAGCTTTGATTGTGCGACCTGCACGATTTAGAATTCCTTCATCTAATCCGTTAAATACAATTAAAGATCCAAGTCCAAATGGCGGCACTCGCTTGCCATCGACTGTGTAATACTCAATCTCTGTTGAATTATTGTTTAATGATGCAAATACTCTGTTTGGTGCAATTCTTGTCCATGCTCTAATTCTTGAAGCATCAGTTGCAGCATAAGCATCCATAACCATTCCATAAGCAACGCCATAAAGTAAAAGATCCTCAGCGATCCATGCGTAAATTGCTGAACCGGCAACTCTTGGATCTGGTTGCATAATTACTCTATTTGGTCTTATATGTTCATTTGTAAAATGATTATATTGTTCAAGAGGCAGCGATCCAATTGTTGAGCAAATTATTCCTCTTGCACGAGCACCTGAAGGAATTGCCATATATTGTTCACGAGATGCAGTTGTTGTTCCAAATAAAATCCCGCCAACTAATTGTTGCGAGTTATAAGGTGCTAATGCAGCAGCAACATCAACTTGTGAATTTGGTTGATTTGATCTAGCGGTAAATCGGTCAAATAATCCCATTAGCACATAATATACCATAAATGCAATTTATCCGACTTGAATATCAATTTCCGTTTCTTGTTGTGTCGCAAAATAAGTTGCTAAAGCCGAAGCGACAGCTGCACAAACCGCCACTCGACTTGCACGCCTTCCGATGATCCATGACCCATCCCCATAGGGCAGTTTCGCAGCGGAAAGTGTTTGTTGGGTCAGTTCGTCTTGACCTCCATGCTGTAATCGATGGGAATTGATTGCGCCCAACCACCGATCACAACTTTCAGCATATATCGCCCCATCCATATCTGTAATGGGAATTCCAGCGGGAACTAGCCGACTTGCAACAGCTTGTGCAGTCCTCTTGGAATAAGCGACAGTCTGAACATTATATTTTCTTACATAAGGAGCAATATCGTTTGCAACCGCTAAATCGTTTATTGAATAATCATTCGACCAAGTATGCAGTAAAACTAAATTAAATCTTTCTCCTGATAGTTTTTGAGTTGCGACTAATGCGCCAAACTTTCGATCCGGACTTAAATCTAATCCAAACCAAGTTTCCTTTTCAGGATCTAAAGGTATTGGATCGGTCTGACACAATCCCCATTTTTGTGCATCAATTGCGCTGTTAATTGTATCTACCCACTGCGCGAGCACCTCGGTTCGGACAATATCTGGAGGATCATTAATAACTGCTTTTAAGTTATCCGGATGAATTGTTATTCCCAATGATGGATTGGCTTGAGCGAATGCACTCCAATTAATCTCGCCTGACGGAAGCAAGATCGGAGCATCGGGTTCTGCACTCCACTCAAACCAACCAATCGGATCGTTGGTTGTAGCTGAACCCAACGCCCTCTCACGCAATTTGTTTAGGATTACGGAATGCTGATCTCCTGCTGATGAATAAACCCATACTTGCGGATTCTTGGCAGCCATCATGGAATATCGCATTGATGACCAAGCATCTTCATCTTTGTATTCACGCAACTCATCAAGATGGATTGTTTCAGGCTTTGATAAACCTCTAGCTGCATTGTTTGCAGCCTTTACAACAAACCGCCTATTTCCGAATAATTCAATTTCCTCAGCACCATGTTGCCATCGGATTTTCTTTACTTCCTTTTCCAATCTTGGATGCGTTTCGATTAATCCAACAATTTGTCTAAATGTTTCAAGTGAGGTTGTAAGTCTGTGAGCTGAGGCAAGTTGTAATCCTTCCCCCCACACAAACATTCCTGTCAAAATTCGGAGCATCATCAAAGTGCTCTTACCTTGCTGTCGTGCCATGATAAGTCCAAGTTCAGAATGAGCCCAACGACCATCCTCACGAACCTTATGCCCATGAATACAAACGAAGCGTTGCCATTCCATCAGGTTTATGCCAAGTTCGGTGGCAAGGTCGATCATGTCTTGACCTTTTGAAGGTAAATCAGTCAGTTTTGAATGAATTCGTGGAGTTTGCACACCTCCTAATTCTGAATAAGCCGGATCACTTAGGATCTCTCCTGTTTGTAAATTAATCAAAGCGATTCAATCTGATCGTGAGCGATCGAGGTGTTTTGTGGGTTAGAAAAGGAACG